ATACAGAAATAGAAAGAGTATCTCAATATAAAATAGGAAAGTTGCTTTCTTCTAATTTAACATCTCCTAACGCTTCTTATCCAGCTTATGTAGTTGGTCCAGCACCTATTACTACTCCTATTAGCCCAGCGGCAAATGCGGTTCAAGTATATCCAGAGTCTATTACTTCAGATGTTTTATTGACTTATGTTAGATATCCTCAAACTCCAGCTTGGACATATAATTCTATTGGTGCTGATGGTGATCCTGTATTTGACCCTACTAGTGCTTCTTACCAAGACTTTGAGTTACCGCTTTCAGATGCTATAGATATTACTATTAAGATATGTGAATATGCTGGAATAAGTATCAGAGAACAAGAAGTAGTAAACTTTGAAAAAAGCGAAGAAATCCTACAAATTAAAACTGAATCTTAATGGCCTATATAACTGATAGAAAATATTACACTAATGATGATGTTGTTCCTAAGAATATAAACTGGGGAGATTACCAGTATGTATCACTAGCCGACATAGTAAATAACTTTGAGCTAATGTATTCAGGAGATGATAAATTAGTAAGCAACACTACTAGGTATAATATATTATTTCATGCCAAAAGAGGTATACAAGAGATTAACTACGATGCGTTAAAGAATATAAAAATATTAGAGTTACAAGTAAGTGATGACTTAAAATATATATTACCTTCTGACTATGTAAATTATGTGAGAATATCTCTTTATGAAAACGGAGTTTTACGACCCTTAATAGAGAACTTTCAAACTAATTTTTCTTCAGCTTATCTACAGGACCAAGATGCCGAAATACTATTTGACATAAATGGAAATGCACTAAGACCTGAAAACTCCACTATAGATTTACAAAGAATAAAAGGCACTAGACCTACACTATATTTAAATACAGGACACCCATATCATAATAAAGAAGGTTATTGTTGTGATGGGGAATGGTATTTTGGATTTTCAGTAGGAGGTCATTACGGAATGAATACGTCACTAGCTAATCAAAATCCTAATTTCAGAATAGATAAAGCTGGTGGTGTAATTAACTTTAGTTCAGAAATGGGTAATAAGTTAGTGGTCTTAGAATACATATCAGACGGTATGGAAAATGGAGACGATAATCAAATAGTTATAAATAAACTAGCAGAAGACTACTTATATACTTATATTAGATGGGCGATTTTAGAAAACAAAATAAACGTTCAAGAGTACATTATAACTAGAGCTAGAAAAGAAAAAACTGCTAAACTTAGAAACGCCAAAATTAGATTAAGCAACTTGCAACCTGGAAGACTTTTAATGCCTTTAAGAGGAAGAGCTAAATGGATTAAATGAAATTAACAAGAACATTCACCAAGGGGATAATGAATAAGGACCTCGATGAGCGCCTTATACCCCCTGGAGTATATAGAGACGGACAAAACATAGGTGTATCAACATCTGAGAACTCAAGTGTGGGGTCTGTTCAAAATATGCTTGGTAATACCCAGGTTGGAGGTGATTTAAGTTATTTAAGTTCTGCTGCTAAAACTATAGGAGCTATTGAAAATCCAGCTGCTGAAGAATTCTATTGGTTTGTTAAAGACACTAACTTTGATTATATATTAAGATACAACGAGTCAGCTAATTCTACTGCAATAATCCTTAAAGATACTGCTGGAAGAGTTCTAAAGTTTGATTCTGAATACGTAATAACTGGAGTAAATATTATTGGAGACCTACTTTTTTGGACAGACAATTTAAACCCTCCTAGAAGAGTAAATATACTTAAGTATTATGCTGCTAACGCATTTACTGAAGATGACATATCTGTTATTGTTAAGCCACCTTTAAGTCCTCCTTCGTTAACTCTTGAAAATACTACAGGCGTATTAATACCATCGACATTAAAAAATGAAGTAAATAATATTAGTGAAAAATATGTAAGATTTGCTTATAGATGGAGATACGAAAACAATGAGTATAGTTCTTTGTCACCTTTCTCATCAACAGCATTTTCAGCAACTGACTTTTCTGTGAATTATTCAGATGGTGTATTTACTTCTATGCAAAATGGATTTAATCAAGTTAAGGTAAATATAGATACGGGAGGTGTTCAAGTAACAGATGTGCAGCTTTTGTACTTTGATGAATTTACTGGGTCAGTTTATGTGATTGAGACCTTTGATAAAAAATTAAATAATTGGCTTAGTAATAGCAATTTAGATGTAACATTTAATAATAACAAAATATATTCTATACTTAGTGCTGACGAAGTAACTAGACTTTTTGATAATGTTCCAAGAAAAGCACAGTCACAAGAAATAATTGGAAGCAGACTTGTTTATGGTAATTATGTCCAAGGTTATAATATACAAGATTCAACAGGAGATGATATAGGTATTGACTTTAATTTAATTACAGCATCCAGAAGAACAACACTTTCAGGATCACCTAGTTTTAAAAGTGACAGAGATTATGAGGCTGGTATAGTTTACTTAGATGATTATGGAAGAATGTCTACGGTTCTAACTCCTAATATTTCTAATCCTAATGGTAATAATCAATCTAACACAGCTTATATATCTCCTAATAATTCAGATACAATTAATGATTTAAGAGTATATATAAACCACAGACCACCGGAGTTTGCAAGTAAATACAGAATATATTTAAAACAATCTGCCACCAATAATTACTCTACTATTTTCCCTACAATATTTTATAGAGATGGAACGGATTTTTACTTTAGAATTGAAAGATCGGAAGTAAACAAAATAGATTTGGGCTCTTTTATATATATGAAACAGCTTAATGGTATAGCTACAAATTCTAATAAACAATTTAAAGTTCAAGAAGTAGAAGTAAAAGAAGAGGGGTTTTTAGGTAATGAAGAAATAGAAGGCTTATATTTTAAAATAAGTGATACTTCTGGGGACATATCTATTGACACGTATGAAGGCAATTGGGCTGCTGTAGGGTTAGCAGGCACAAAGCTCGGTGGTAGACATAGTTTGGATAGGCAATATATAATAGATCAGGGCACTTTTAACAGAGGTAATGTTGCTTTTAATGGAAAAATGAGCGCCATTGGTCAAATAGACCTTCCTGTTTTTTATGGAACTTCTTTATCAAATAACAACATAGAGCTTTTAGCCCCAACCCCCTCTGGAAAAATAACTGCTCATGATACGTCTGCCAAGAGAGATGCTAGAATAAAAATAACCATTACTGCTAATGAAACTTTTAAAGTAGAAAACTTTAGTAATGGTATTTATGAATTATGGTATGAAAATATTGACCTTTCTTTATATTATCTTTCAGGAACTAGTTACTTTATAAACAATCCCCCAAGTGCAGTGGGTGTTCCTACTCCTACTCCCGCTTATGATTTACAAATTTATTTGAGATTTAATAAAGGGCCTGGATATGTCGTAAACGATTACTTCATAATAAATGTTCACTCTAGATTTGGACTAAGTAATTTTGGGGTTTCTACAGCTCCAACCGGATCTTATTCCAATGCAGCTACTAATCAGTTTGGAAGTATAACTGGTGCTCTTAGTCAAGGAGATGCTATATCTGTTTTAACTGGTGGCGACACTCCTTTAGGTAATAGCTTTCAAATTTTATCAAATGCACCAGATGATATACCCATTAACGCTAATGGTAATAGAATATACCCAGCTTTAGATAAAAGAATAACTGCAGGAGCTATAATAGAAATGAATATTACTGAAAACTTGTATGATAGTGGTCAAGTTGAAAAAACAAAACTAAGTACAAATATTTTTTATTCAAATAGTAATTACCTTAATATTGAGGAGTGGTTTTATCAAGAAGAAATATGGAAAAGTTTTAAACATATAAATTGTCAAGATCAATCAGAAAACAGAGGTGAAAGAATATTTTTTAGAAGAGTATCACAGAATTATGGAGACTTAAATATGAGTTCAAATTTTCCAGTTGACAATACAACTTCAGGAAGTGGAGATAATCAAAATATATTCTTACAAGCTTTATCAAGCGGTCCAAATGGAGCTCCATATCTAAACAATAGTGGTGGTTGGTTAAGCTGGGCTCATTTAATTGCTTTTGATTATCCTGTTGCTGCTTTTATTAGGTCTAGTGAATTAAAAACTCAAACAGCCTCTGGTAGTAATCAAGCTGGAGGTGAAGCTAATGTTAGGGTAATGGAATTGGACTGTGAGTTTAAAATAGCACAAGCTGTAGTGGGAGCTCCTGTTTTTGAGACTAAACCATCTGAAATAGATAACGGTATATTTTATGAGATGCCTTATACATTTGATATTGACAAAGTGAACAATGCTCATATAGCAAACCAACAAAGTCAATATAATGGAAACCCTGCAATAGTAAGTTTAAATCAAAATTCATATAATCCTGGGGACTTCACAACTACTCAAGCACAAAATTCTGCTTTTAACTGTTTCTCTTTTGGAAATGGAGTCGAAGCAACTAGAATAAAAGGGCAATTTAATTCTGCATTTTTAATATATAGTCCAAGGGTTAGTACAAGTATAGAAGATTACAGGGAAGAACATTTAACAGCCAGTTTAACATATAGTGGTGTGTTTACAGAATATACTAACGTTAATAATCTTAATGAATTTAATTTGTCACTGGCAAACTTTAAAGATGTAAATAAAGAATACGGACCCATTCAGAAATTATATTCTCGTGATACGGATTTAGTTTTATTTCAGGAAGATAAAGTGTCTAGAGTTTTGTTTGGTAAAAACTTATTATCTGATTCTATAGGTGGAGGAAGTATAGCTTCTATACCACAAGTACTAGGGACTCAAATAACTTATACTGGAGAATATGGAATTAGTGAAAATCCAGAAAGTTTTGCTAGTTGGGGCAACAATATGTATTTTACAGACTCTAAAAGAGGAGCTGTATTGCAACTAGGGTTAAATGGCATTTTCGAGATATCTAATTTAGGAATGAACAACTATTTTAAGGATTTATTTAGAAGCAACTTAAACACACAAAAGCTAGGGGCAATGGACCCGCATAAAGAACAGTATGTCTTATCTTCTAACACTACTCCAGCGCCACCATGCAACTTTTCTTTTTCTGCTAATTTTGTTCCTCAAATAGGTAAAAACGGGTCTACAGAAACATTAGAAATAACATCTAGTAAAGCTTGGACCATAACAGCAATAGACACTGGGAGCGGAGTGAATTGGATAACTATAAATGGTTCAAGTCCTTCCTATGGTAACTCAAGAAGTGAAATAGTTAATTTGGTTTTTCAAGCTAATTCAAGTACATCAAATAGATTTTTTCAGTTACAAATTGCTGGATGTGGATCATCAACGACTAATATAAACTTCACTCAGTCTGGACAAGGTAAGTTGACTACAGGGGTAATAGGGGTAGGAAATACAAATAAATCGGGTAGAGTAGCTATTTCTTCAAATGCAAATAGACAAACAGGAAGCTTGACTTATGACTTTACATCAAATACATCTGGTGCGTTTGCTTCAATTGATCAACAGATGCTAGATGATGACGAAGCTTTTATTTTTGGAAGTACCACTGGAACAGAAGGTTTTGGACGCAATCCATCCACAGGAGACGATGTGACTTTAACAGCTTCTAGATTAGGAGCAGTTGACAGGGATGCTTTTGATCCATCATTAGGTACTAAAATGTACTACTTGCTTACCAATACTGAATACTTACAAAGTCAAGTTGATGAAATAATAGCTAACCCTAGTACTGTTGAGCTAACCCCTGTATTAACAGGAAACAATTGGACTGGTACTATATCTAATTTTTCAAGATCAGGTTTTGACCACTTTTATACTTTAATAGATTACAGGGGAAAAATAACGGCTGGAGCAACATCTGAATTTGCAATTCCAATCCAAACTAATACTGCTGCAGGAAATTCTACAACTAGGTTAGATTTTGGAGATAAAGAAGGTAGGATATCCTTGGCTTATACTCCGGTTTCTGGCACAGGAGCTACTGGAAACATATTTAATATTAGGTTAAACGGAACTATAGTTGTTTCTTCAGGTGCTACAGCTACAACTACTGCTGGAACGTTAGAATTTGTAAAAACAACAGAAACCGCTATTTACGATGCTGAGATAATACATTATGGAGAAGGTGAAAATATAACTGGAGAAGGTATTAATAAAATAGCTAAAATGGATATTACTAATCCTACTCTTACTGAATTTACTTATGAAAACTCTGCTTCATCACTGGTAACTACTGACGCTAACTATGTTTGTAGATCAGGGGCGTTGCCAAGTACTACTAAGTATCATAACGGTTCTAATCCATTACCTGAATCAGGGGATATTTTATATGAGAATCCTAATGGAACAGTTAGAATAGGAGATGATGCATACCACAGATATGGAAGTAACACCTCCCCTTCAACGCCAGCTGCTCCATTAAATTATTATCTAAGTGTTTTGGGGGATGGAACGGTAGATACAACAGATTTATGTGCAACTTGTGCTGAAACAGCAGTTCCTGTAATAACTTTACCTTCAACAATAAACATAAATCAAGGGACATTTAATTCTATAAATATTCAAACAACAAACGACCCTATATTTTATAATGTTGTAGGAACTTGCAATGAGCTTCAAGTAACGGCTGGTGCAGATGGCGCAACTATAAGTTGGTCAGATTGTCAAAGTATATCTAGGTCTGCTTCTATTCAACCAAATGACACTATAGTTATTGAAGTGACTGGAACTACTTATACAACTACATCTGGTACTACTACATTTATTAATTCAGGAACTAGTTCAGCTCAATTTTTGCCCTCTGGTTTATTCTTTAATCAAGAAGAAGGGGTTATTAGTGGAACACCTATAGAAACAGGGACTTTTACACTGGTGTTTAATGCTCAAAATTGTTTTGGAACTAGCTCCAATTCGACTATAACAATTAGCGTAACTGAAGAAGGTCAAAGAACGTTTGAAATGGATGGTTCTCAATTCACAACAAGCTCTAGTAGCGCATGTGGAATAGTGCCTGGACAATTAAACTCTACTTTATTTTACCATAGCGGATCTACTGTTTATCCAAAAGTAAATGACATTGTTACTGTGCCTACCCTCGGACAAGGCGGAACTGGAGAAACAAGTGTTTTTAGAGGAGGATACGTTTGGTATAAAGCACCTTGGGATATAGTAGGAACTGGTAACGGAACAGCTTTATTAATAGACGATAGAGGTGTAATAGTAGAAATATATACATGTCCTTAAATAAATAATATGTCAGAAGTAACATTAACATATGGACCCTCAGTAAAAGGATGGACTTCTTTTCACTCTTTTATTCCTGAATGGATGGTGGGTATGAATAGTAATTTTTATACGTTTTATCAAGGAAAACCCTGGAAACACCATAGTAACACTACTAGAAATCAATATTACGCAACTGACTCTATTGCTTCTTCTGTAGTTAAATTTGTATTTAATGACGGACCTATTGAAACTAAGATGTTTAAAACCATTGAACTAGAGGGTACTAAAAGTTGGAAAGCTGACATGGTAAGTGACCTACATTCAGCAAAAATAGAATCTCAGTACTTTGTTCCTAAAGAGGGATCGTTTTTTGCTAACGTTAGAAGAACGGTGGAATCAGGATTAAATGTAGATTTCTCTCAAATATCAACTCAAGGTTTAGGATCTAGCTCAACTGTAGCATCAATTGGCAACGTTTTAACTATTACGTTTACTTTTCAACCTACACAACAACTAAATCCTATAGTGGATATAGGGGATATTGCTTACTTTAAAGACGGATCTGGAAACTTGTTAGAGATGGGTGCAATAACTGGATTATCTAATTCTGATGTGTTTGGCTCTGGATTTATTGAAGTTACTAATCCTACTAACACTCCTGTAGCTACTAATTTTGTTTTTGCAGTAAAGAATAGTGTAGCTGAATCTTACGGTCTTAGAGGTCATTATAACGAGGTTACTTTGACAAACTCTGATCAAACTAAAACTAATTTATTTGCAGTCAGTAGTGAAATATTTAAGAGTTATCCTTAATTTAGTATCTTTGTGGTAAAGTGAATTTTATGTCCAGAATTAAAACTTATTTCGTTTTTTTATATCACTGTTTTTTAGCTATATTAAA